AATGTTGGAATTGGGACTGATTCGCCAAGTGCATCTTTAAACATTGTAAATTCAGGTTTAGTAAATCAATTTAGAGTAAGTAATACAGTAAGCGATGCAACAACCAAATACGGTGCTATTGTTGGTTCTCATTATACCAATGCAGAAGAACCTATTACTGGTATGTTAATGACATCTTCATCATCTGCAACAGGTGGTAGAGTTAGTATCGGTGGTGGCATAAGTTCTGCGAATGCAGTTAATGACATTGTATTTTATACAGCAGCTAATAACACTACTTTGACTGGTAGTGAACGCATGAGAATTGACTCATCAGGCAACGTTGGAATTGGCACGACTTCGCCTGATGCAGCTTTAGAAGTTAATAGCGGTGGCGGTATTCACTTAACTGATAATACAGCAGGTAGAACTTTAATAATTAAACCAAGCTTAACTGGTTCAGTTCACGAGTTTACAAGTGATAACACAGCAGCAGGATATGCTTTTTCTAATAGTAGCTCTGAGTTGATGCGAGTAAATTCAACAGGTCTTGGCATAGGTACAACTTCACCAAACTCTAAACTTCATGTATCAGATGCAACTGCACCAACATTTAGACTTTCAAGAACTGGTACTGGTCAAATTTGGCAACAAAGTATTGATTCTAGCGGTAGATTTATGTTACAAGAAGCGGCAAGTGAAGGTGGTACTAAATATACTAGATTAGCAGTAGATGATGATGGAAACGTTGGAATTGGGACTGGTTCGCCAGCAAGAGAATTGTCCATTGGTGATGGCACTGGTTCTCCTAATATACAGCTATTAGCTGCAACAGCAGGTAATTCACGTATTGAGTTTGGTGATACTGACGATAGTGATGCAGGTGAAATTCAATATGTGCATAGTGATAACTATATGCAGTTTACTACCAATGGTAGTGAACGCCTAAGAATAGACTCATCAGGTAATCTGTTAGTTGGGAAGACTTCTACTAGCTATGCAGTTGAGGGTATTGCTCTTAGAGCAGATAACACTGGTGTAATGTCAACTGTTACTGATAATCATTGTTTTGTTGCAAATCGTTTAAGCTCAGATGGTACTATAATGCTGTTTGCAAAAGATACTTCAACAGTTGGAAGTATTGGTACTGTATACAGTAGTTTATTAATTGGAACAGGTGATACTGGACTCTTGTTTTATGATACTAACAATGAAATTCTACCAAGAAACTCAAATGGCTCTCATACTGATGCAACAATCAAATTAGGTTCATCAGGCTCTCGTTTTACAGACCTTCACCTTTCAGGCGGTTTACGTGGCGATACTACCTTTAAAAACAATGCAGGAACTACAGAGTATGGCAGATTTGATAGTAGCGGTAACTTGTTGGTGGGTAAGACTAGTACAGCTATAGCAACTGAGGGTGCAGAAATTAGAGAAAATGGATTTGCTAGATTAACTGTAAGTGATGCGACTTGTTTACAGGTAAATAGAATAACTGGAACTGGCACAGCTATTGACCTTAGATATGCTGGAACTTCTGTTGGTTCTATCGTAGTAAATGCTTCTTCAACAACCTACAACACCACATCAGATGCAAGATTAAAAGACGTTACAGGTGAAGCTAGAGGTTTAGAAGTAATTACCAAACTAAACCCAGTAGCTTATAATTGGAAAGCTGATGGTAAAGCTGATGAGGGTCTTATAGCACAAGAGGTTAAAGAAATAGTACCTAACGCTGTATCAGGCTCAGAAGATGAGCATTATCAAATGGATTATAGTAAACTTGTAACACACCTTGTTGCAGGTATGAAAGAACAACAAGAACAGATAGAATCACTAAAAAGTGAAATTGCTAAATTAAAAGGAGAATAACATGAGCAACACATATGAATGGAACTGTAAAACAGTTGACGTATATCCCGATTACGAAGGACATACTGATACGGTTTATAACGTACATTGGAGATTAAACGCTGAAAGCAGCGAGACACATGAAGTAGATGGTCAAGAAGTACCATATACAGCTAGTGTTTATGGAACTCAGTCATTATCATTAGAAGATATTGGTTCTGACTTTATTCCATTCGCTGATTTAACCAACGAAATTGTAACTGGTTGGGTAGAAGGCATTATGGGTGAAGAAGAAGTAGCTAATTTAAAGTCTGCTTTAGATTCAAAAATAGCTGAAGAAATTAACCCAACTTCAGAAACTAAAACTATAGGCGGATAATATATGGAAATCTTATTAGAAATAATCCTCGTTAGTGGGGTAATATTGTTTATAATATATAAAAAGAAACCAGAATGGATTGATTGGCTAAAATCCAAAATTAAGAAGTAAACATTATGGCAGATACCTTTACCAGTAACCTTAACTTAACCAAACCCGAAGTAGGAGCATCTACTAATACCTGGGGCGGTAAAATAAACACCAACCTTGATACTGTTGATGGTATTTTTTCTGATGCTGGAAATGGTACAAGTGTTGGCTTAAACATCGGTGGTTCAAAAACTTTAACTGTTGCAGGCACGCTAACATCTACAGGCACAGCTACATTCTCCTCTATAGATGTAAATGGTGGTGCGGTTGACGGAACTCCGATTGGTGCTAACTCAGCATCTACTGGTGCATTTACAACTTTATCAACAACAGGCCTAGCAACACTCAATAGTGCAACTATTAGTGGTACTACTACCTTAACAACTGTTGATATTAATGGTGGTGCAATAGATGACACCACTATAGGGGCAACTACAGCTTCTACAGTTGCGGCAACAACAGTCACAGCAAGCGGTAATGTAAATACTACTGGCGGTGAATTACAAATAAATGGAACAAATGTTTTAGAAAAAGTTTATCCAGTAGGTTCTATTTATATAAATGCTAGTGTAAGCACCAATCCAGCAACTTTACTCGGTTTCGGTACATGGGTTGCATTTGGTGCTGGTAGAGTTATGGTTGGTTTAGATTCATCTGACACAGACTTTGACTCAGCAGAAGAAACAGGCGGTGCAAAAACAGTTACTCTTACAGCTAGTCAAATACCAGAACATACACATAATTTATATGTAGACGAATATCAAGGCGGTGATGATGCAGCTTGGGCTAACAATGCTACTGATGGTAGGATTGCTGGTAACAATATAAACAGACAAAATAGAACCTCTACTGCAAATAGCGGTAAAGGCGCACAAATAATAGGTGGTACAGCTCAAGAATTAGGCACAAGCGGTGGATCTGCTCACGATAATATACAGCCATACATAGTTGTCTATATGTGGAAACGTACAGCATAGGAGCTAAGAATGGCTCTATATCCAATAACACCACCAGCAGGAATAGTTCAAAACGGAACTGATTATGCTAATAAAGGACGTTGGGTTGATGGTGATTTAGTTCGTTTCGAAAACGGTTATTTAAAGCCATTAGGCGGTTGGGGTAAATTTTCAAGAGATACACAACTGCAATATCTTCCATCAAAATTTGGAACAATAACAACCACAGCATCTAGTAAAGTAGTTAGTATCGTAACAACTACTCCGCATGGTGCTGATGCTGGTGATAAAGTTTCTTTAGAAAATTTTATATCGTTTGGTGGTTTATCTGAAAATGTTATAAATCAAAATTTTTTTATAGACAGCGTACCAGGCTCTTATGCATTTACAGTAACCTTAAGTGAGGCCGCAACATCTTCAGGCACAGGCTCTTTTGTTGGTAATATAATATTTCCAGATACACCTATTGGTATGTATACCTATAAAACTAATAATGGTGAAAAGGTTTTAGCTGTAGGTTGTAGGCAAAAAGTTTTTGTTTTATACAATGATACTTGGTATGACATAACCCCTACAGGCTTTGTTGGTGATAATGTTATATCATCTAAAGGCTTTGGATCATACCATTATGGTGTTGAAGATTATGGTGATGAAAGAAGTCAATCTGCTTTATCTTTTGATACAAAAAGTTTTTCTTTTGATAATTGGGGTGAACATTTAATATTTTGTTTTGCAGGTGATGGCAAAATTTATCAATGGAGGCCAGATGCAGGCGGTGGTTCACCAGATACAATAGCAACACAAATTACTAATTCACCAACAGGCTGTCAATCAATAATAGTAACTAATGAAAGACATTTAGTTGCTATAGGTGCAGGCGGCGATCCTAGAAAAATATCTTGGTCTGATAGAGAAGATAATACTAATTGGACATCTACTGCTAGAAATACCGCAGGGGATTTACAAATAGCTACAGGCGGTAAAGCAAACTACGCATTAAAATGGCAAAATGAAGTTATAATTTTTACTGATGTTGGTATTAACAGATTATATTATACTGGATCACCTTTTATATATGGGATTCAAGACGCAGGCATTAATTGTAAAGCCATAAGCCCAAGAGCTATAACATCAGCAGGTCAATTTCTTGCATGGATTGGTGAAAATTCATTCTTTACTTATGATGGCAGAGTGAAAGAATTAAAATCAGATGTGCATGATTTTATTTTTGACAATATACAAATTAATACACAACAAGCTACTTTTGGCACACACAATGTTGATTTTAATGAAATTTGGTGGTTTTTTCCTGTTGGTGATATAGACCAATTAAACCCTAACAAATATGTAATTTGGAATTATTTAGACAATGTTTGGTCTGTAGGCTCTATGGATAGAGGTTGTTGGATAGATCAAGGTGTATTTGATTATCCTATCTCATGTGATTCAAGGGGTTTTGTTTATGAGCATGATAGAAGACCTTTAAAAGATTCACCAGGCATAGGCTCACAAGTACCCTTTTGTCAGACCGCACCTATAGAAATAGGTAATGGTGATAGGGTAGTACAAGTAAACCAAATAATACCAGATGAAGAATCTGGTACTTTACCAGGCATTACTATTGGTTTTAAAGGTAGATTTACACCGCTTGGCGCAGAAACAGATTTTGGTAATTTTACTTTTGAAAATGACGGTTATACCGATGCTAGATTTACTGCAAGACAGGTATCTATGAAAGTAACAGGCTCATTAGAACAAGACTTTCAAGTAGGTAAAATACGAGTAGATGGCAAACCAAGAGGTAGAAGATGATAGATATAGCAGCAAAACCACAATATATACAAAGAGCGGTAGATGTTCATATGAACATTACTTTAGCAAATACAGATTATACTGTTTATACTTCGCCAGCA